TTAGTATGGAGTATAATGGTACAACAAATTTAATATATACATTACATGATGCTGCAACAAATGAGGTAACGTGGGCTGCTATTATTGGCACAAGTGCAAGAGGTATGGGCCATGGATATGGTTGGTTGCCTAGTAGTTGGGCGGATGGTGTTGGATATGGACATCAAACATATATTACATTAGAGGCGGAATTATGAGTTATACATTACCATTCTTAAAAGAAGGATTTAGTAATGATGAACCATCAGGTTCAGCAATAATCAAAGAAACTGATTCAAGTAGGGCAGATTATGGACATACTATGGTTAAAAGAAATCGTGATGGAGCAATAATTCCATTTGACCCTATTAATAGAGATTATAGAAAATACTTAGCATGGGTTGATGATGGTAATACACCACAACAAGACCCTGACCCAGATGCATAAAAATAGATAAATAAGGTATAATGTACTTTGCACTTCTTACCCTTATAGTTGCAATTTCTATATCTGGAGTAGCTGCATACTATTCCATTATAGGTCTTACAGCAATTTTTCCTGCCGCTTTTATTCCCATTATTGTTATGGGGATAGTTCTGGAGATAGGGAAACTTATAACTGCAAGTTGGTTGTACCAAAACTGGAAACAAACAAGTCGTTTTTTAAAAACCTATCTATCAATCGCATTGGTGGTTTTAATGTTAATCACTTCAATGGGTATCTTTGGATTCTTATCTAAATCACATATTGAACAAGGTTCTGGATTATCTGATACCGTCCTATCTATTGAAAAATTAGATACAAAAATAAGACAAGAAGAAAGAAAGATTGTTCGTGCAGAAGATTCAGTAGATAGAATTAATCGTGGAATAGATAGAAGCATTTCTAGGGGGAATGTTACCCGTGCATTTTCGTTTGAGAAAAAACAAAGAGAGAACTTAGATTATCATAATGATATTATCACGACATCACAATCTAAGATAGATGGATATGAAGATGTTCAATCAGAATTACGATTTAAGATAAAAACCTTTGAAAGAGAAATCGGTCCTATAAAATATATCGCAGAACTTGTTTATGGACAAGACGCAAAATTATATTTGGAGAAATCAGTACGAGCAGTTATTCTACTTATAATTTTTGTTTTCGACCCACTTGCTATCGCCTTGCTAATTGCTGCTAACCAAACGATAATTAATACCAGAAAACCGAAAGTCATTGTGGATAAACCTGTGGATAACAAGAAGAAGAAATATAAACCTAAAAAAACTGAAGTAATCGCAAAAGATGAATATGAAGAAGTCGTGGTAGAAGATGAACATGGAAATCAATTTAAAAGATATAGACAAAAGGTTAAAAAATACTTAGATGATAATTGGTACAAAATGGAAGATAGTGCCGACAAACCCGAAAAATTTTGATTGATAAATAATATATCATGGGACGAATCAGATATAATGTAGTGGAAACACATAAAAAACTTGATAAGAAAACCAGTATCGCTGGGAAAAAATCAAGGATTAAAACTTCTACTTTATCAAAAGACAAAAAACGCAGTTTCAAAGCATATAATAGACAAGGACGCAGATAGTAATTCTTGTATTCATCGGATAAACTTTCCCAAAATCACTACTTAACTCCCCGTAATCATTGACTTTTTTAGCGACTTGACAAATGAGCTCAATATGGTATGCTTATATAGTGATGTCGAGAGATACTCTAAAAATGACAAAAACAGATATTATGAAACCTGTTAGTTTGCCTAAAAAAACTGTTGCGAAATTACTTGCAACTGAAAATATTGATGTTGTATCTGAAAAGATACCAACTGCATATTTCGATTTAAAAAGTAGAAAAATTGCTGTTCCTGTTTGGGAAGATGTGAGTCAAAATGTTTATGATTTATTAATTGGTCATGAAGTTGGTCATGCTCTTTATACACCATTAAAACTAATAAAAGAAAGTAGAAAAAGAGAAATCCCTAAATCATTTATTAATGTCGTTGAAGATATTAGAATTGAAAAAATGATTCAAGAGAAATATCCTGGATTGATAAGAAATTTCAAAACTGGTTATGAAGAATTAACAAAAAGAGATTTCTTTGGTATTAAAAAATACTCCCCAGATTTAAAAGAATTAGGTCTTGTTGATAGATTAAACATTTACGCTAAGACTAAAAATAATGATATTGGTTTCCTTGATAAAGAACAATGGATTTTTACTGAAGTTGGTAAAATGAAAACTTGGAAAGACGCTGTTGATGTCGCAGAAAAACTTGCGAAGTATATGGAAGATAATCCAGAAAGTCAAGGCGAATCAATTAAAATAGAAGATTTTGAATATGATGAAGATGCTACAGAATATGTTGAAGTAGAAGTTTCTGAATCATCTGAATCATCTGATTCATCTGATGGAAAAGAAGGTAAAGAAAAAGAATTAGATAAATCTGAAAAAGAATCAGATAAATCAAATTCAGACTTCATGAAAGGCACGGAAGGTGGCGATGATTGGGTAAGTAGTAAATATACTTCCGAGAGTATAACCGATAAAAATCTGCAAAAGAAATTACAATCTAACGCTGATACAACAGGCGAATATATCAATGTCGAAATGCCTGATTATGATTTAAAAGATGTAATTCTTACCGCTGATGAAATTGCGAAATTGGATAAAGAAGAAATTAAGATTCATGATTACGACAATAAAAGTCAAATAATGCATAATTATTTGGAAAAAGATTTTAAAAAGTTTAAAAATACTTCTATGACAAATGTGAATTATCTTGTTAAAGAATTTGAAATGAAAAAATCTGCTGATAATTATTCAAGAGCGACTGTCAGTAAACAGGGTTCTTTGAATCTTAAACTTCTTCACAAATATAAATTTGAAGATGATTTATTTTTAAAAGTAACAAATATTCCAGATGGTAAAAGTCATGGATTGATTTTTTATCTTGATTGGTCAGGTAGTATGGATAGAAATTTAATTCCTACCATGCAACAATTATTTAATCTTGTTTGGTTTGCAAAGAAAACAAATATTCCTTTTGAAGTTTATGCATTTACAAATGCTTATGGCAGAAGAAGTGTAGAATTGAAAGATGTTCCTATATTTGATAGAAAAACTGGTAATATGAAATTAGCTTATGGTGATTCATTTACTTTGTTAGAAATTTGTAATTCAAAAATGAATAATGCGAAATTAAACGAAGCACTTAAATTGTTTTATGGGTTTGGTAAAAGAATGACCCCATGGAATATAAAAGATTTCGAAGAAAGAAATGCTTATTACGGAACATCAGTTCCTAGACCTTTACAATTAGGCGGAACTCCTTTGTTAGAAACTGCTTATGTTAATATCGAAGTATGTGATAGATTTCTAAAAACCTATGGTGTTGATAAACTTAATGTTTGTTATTTAACAGATGGTTGTGGTAGTAGTTTTGCCCAGTATTGGGGCGAACCAGATGGTAAAAAAATGGAAAATGGTAGAATGGTTGATGTATTAAAAAAACTTCCTATCCCTACCCACCATGAACATGTACCATTTTTTGGTGAGATGCCTGATGAAGATTCTGTAAAAATTAGAGAAGAAAAAATGGAGAAGTATGAAAAAAGTAATACTCATGTTAAAGTTGGAAAACATCATTCCTTTGATATCCCCCCTGTACTAGGACAATGGGAAAACGCAAAAAGAGGCGATAGTATATCTACTAATTTGTTTGGATATGAATTTGAACAACTTTCAAAAATCGCAAAACAAAAAACGAATTGTAATATAATTGGTTTTCATTTGTTGGAAGCAACAAAAACTGGAAAAGTTAGAAACCATGAATTAATGAGTGTCCTTTGTAGAAATGAAGGGTGGGCACTAAAAAGTTATAATAAAGAAACAGGAAAAAACCATATTGGGGCGAACCAGATGGTAGTTTTGCCCAGAGCAATAAGAACAGATGTTACCACTGAAGTAGTTACTTATGCCATGAACAAGATTGCCAAAGAAGGTGTCTATAATGTTCATAGTATGTTTGGATTTGATGATTACTTCTTGTTGCCAGGTAGCAAAAATCTTGAATTGGAAGATGTCGAACTCTCTGATGAGTTAGTCGGCGCTAACAAAAGAAAATTGATAACAGCATTCGGTAAAAACAGAAATTCAAAAGTCAAAAAAAGAGTGTTGTGTAATAAATTCATAGATAGAATTTCCTAAAGTATTTTCCAGATGGCAGGGAGTTTGACTTATAAAACTCAAATTGCTGACCCAATCATGTCCATAAACTGATGGTAAGGATTGACAATCGAAAGGTTGCCAATCCTTTTTTTTTAATATCCCAATCCTTTATATTCAATTCAAATATTCTTTATAAATATTGGCAGGAGAATATTATGAATTATACACAACAAAATGGTTATCAAGTGATATCAAATACAATTTATACTGCTGTAACAGAATGTTCATGTGGAAATTGTGGTGGTGGTGAATGTCAAGGCGATTGTTGTCAAGGGCCTGGTTGTTCTGATAATGATGAAAATGAACAATCAGAAGATTCGACTAATGTCGCCGATTTTACGGATTAAGATATGGAACAAAATTATTTCATGGGCCAAGACGGGTTTGCTTGGTTTGTCGGTGTTGTAGAAGATAGAGATGACCCCGATAAACTTGGTAGAGTTCGTGTTCGTTGTCTAGGATATCATACAGAAGATTTAAATAAGATACCAACTGATACTTTGCCGTGGGCAGAAGTTATGCACCCGATTACCAATCCTTCAATGAATGGTATGGGAAACACTCCACCATTCATGGTTGAGGGAACTTGGGTAGTTGGATTTTTTAAAGATGCTCTTCTTAAACAAGAACCTGTTATTATCGGCACATTGCCAGGATATAATAAAAATAATGTAGATACAACAAAGGGATTTTCTGACCCCAAAGGAATTTATCCTAAAGTGATTGGGGATAATGATACCAATTCACTAGCAAGGGGTGCTATTGGGGAAACACACCCATCTCTTTATAATAGAAGAATTACAAGACTTACAAGTCTGCCAATTGCTACAAAACCTTTTCTTGAAACGATAGAAGATTATGCTGAAGCAGAAACACGTAGCACATTTGATGAACCTAATCCGAAATCGAATAGTGCTACAATATATCCATATAATCATGTGCATGAAAGTGAAAGTGGACATGTCCATGAAATAGATGATAGTCCAGGCGGGGAAAGATTACTTAAATATCATAGAGCAGGAACATTTGAAGAAATCCACCCAGACGGAACTGTCGTAACAAAAATTGTTAAAGATAATTATCAAATAACAGCAGGGAATGATTATTGCTACATTAAAGGCAGTGTCAATCTAACAGTCGAAGGAGATGTAAGACATTTAATCAAAGGCGATTATGTATTAGAAGTAGAAGGCGATTATACTGAAAAACTCCATAAAAACAAATATATAAAAATTGGTGCTGGAGAATCTGGTGGAAATCTTGGACAAGAAATAAGAGGAAACATATCAGAAAATATTAGTGAAGATTACATAAGTAGAATCGGCGAGAATTATATACAAACAATAGAAAAAGATTTAACTAGCAATATTAACGGAGCATGTGATATATCAATCATGGGAGATTATAGTTCGTTTGTTATGGGCGATATGTCATCAACATCATTTGGAAGTTATCTCCAAACATCTATCGGTGCAATAAGTATGAAGTCGGGAGATGTAATGAATATTAAAGCTGCCGATAATTTAACTATTGAAACAGAAGCAAATGAAACACATACTGTTTCTGGAACTTTAACTGAAACGATTACTGGTGCAATTACAGAAACTTATAATTCATCATTAACAACAGCAATCACTGGTGCTACTATACAACAATATAAGAGCACTTCAGCATTTTATTTTGAAGGTGTCAAAAGTGAAAGAGTTGAAGATGATACAAAAACTACTGCAATAACAGGTAAAACTGATTATACTACTACAACAACTAGAACAGGTACAGATAATATTACAGTACATGTTCCAGCATTATAGGAGAAAATATAAATGGCATTTCCTGAATTTAAAACACCACTTCCAAAATCACAATTTGGTGGTATTAATAAATCTGCAAAACTCGTAACAGAAAAACGAGAAGATGTAAAAAAATTAGTATTAGAAAATGCAGATTCATCTGCATCATCTGTAAAAGCTCTTGCTACTACAAGTATGACAACTTTAAAAAATACTGTATCAGGTTTAATGCCAGAACTTCCAGATACACCAACAACATCTTTGCAAGGCGAGATGTCATCTTTAATGAGTTTGAATTTATCTAATCCAACTGCATATGCAAGTAAATTATCTTCTCTTGAAAGTAGTTTTGGTACTGCGTTATCTGGAAAGGGAAAGGATTTAACATCTATGGTTTCAGATGTACAATCAAGTGTAGATGTATCAAGTCTTTCTTCTTTCGACACAGATGGATTAACAAAAAATCTTGTAAAGAATGTTCCTAATTTCGAAATATCTGGTGGAAGTACAGATGTACTTGAAAAAGCAAAAAAGACATTGACAGCACAAGCAAATGCTGTGAAAGAAGATTTATCTGAAATAAGTGAAGATACAACAAAACAAAATGAAGGTACAACTACTATAACTGCTGATGTATCTGCGACACAAGATAAATCAAAAACAGAATTCAATAAACAAATATCTACAATGACTATTAAAAGAAGTGCAGATGGTACAACTTTTACTGATAATATAAAATCAGAATTAGAAGTTATAGATAAGGATACATTTAATACTTTATTAAAAGATGATAATTTTGATACTCACCCAGCGATAGTAAAATTTAAATTTGAAAATTTAAGACAGAAAACATTATCTACTGATACCTTTATCGCAAACATAAAGAAAGAACAGGAAATTGATATCAGTAAAGAACAGATAGATTTTCAAGTTAGATTTAATGAACCATTTTATGATTTTCTTGCTTATATTGATAATGCAGATACGATAATTAAAAAGTATAGACCAACTGGTATTAAAGATACAGAAATAAGTGGAGATAAAAAAAGTCTTTCAAATAAAATAAGAGCAGTAAAAGCAAAGAAACAAGCATTAGAAAAATTATATAATGAGGGAGGCGAATGGACTGAAAAGATATTAACTGATTGGGAAAGTTTTATAACGATTGAAAAGTCTGGTGCAAAAACAAAATTAGGTACGGTAAAAACAAGATATACGGGGAACTAATCTCATGTGTAGGGATATATCAATGTCAGAATTTTATAGACCTTTAAAGGAAGGATTAAAAATAAAAGAAAGTGGAATACATGGAGTCGGAATATTTGCTACTAATAATATACCCAAAGGAACTAGATTAGGATTATCCCATATGCTTATTGATACAGAAATATTTAGAACCCCATTAGGTGGTTTTTATAATCATTCTATGAAACCAAATGCACGAAAAACACAAGAAGGATATCGCTGGTATCTCGATACGATTAAGAATATAGAAAAAGGCGATGAGATACTCGTTACTTATACTTTATATGAAATAGAAAATATAGAAAGACTTTCTGTTATAACCCAATTTATACAAGAGGATTAAGTCGAATTGGGATTATTGTTATAAATAGACATAGGAGTTCCACAACAATATGGCAAACTATACAACATTTATAAAGAGCGGACATACTGACGCACAAACGACTAACGAATCAACTCGTAGTGCAAAGATTTATAAAGATTTAAATCTTTTTTTTCAAAAAAATAGTTCTGATAAAGACGTAAATAAAGTTACAGATGTCCAAGCAGTTAAAAGGTCGATTCGCAATCTTGTATTAACTAATCATTATGAAAGACCTTTTCACCCAGAAATTGGTTCTAATATATTGGGAACTTTATTTGAACCAATGACACCATCAAGTTCAATATTATTAACAAAACAAATAGAAGAAGTTATAACCAATTTTGAACCAAGAGCAAGATTAGTTGGTGTTAAATCATTGGAAGATTTAGATAGAAATGCATATAATTGTACTGTGGAATTTTATGTGGTTAATGCACCAACTGAATTAGAAACTTTAGATTTAATGTTAGAAAGGATAAGATAAAATGGCAACAAACGATAAAAGATTGACAGTAACAGAATTTGATTTTGATGATGTCAAAGCAAATTTAAAAACTTTTTTAAAAGCACAAAACGAATTTACCGATTATAATTTTGAAGGTTCTGGTATGGCGGTTCTATTAGATTTGCTTGCATACAATACTCATTACCTCGGATTCAATATGAATATGTTAGCGAATGAAATGTTCCTTGATAGTGCTGCTCTTCGTTCAAGTATAGTTTCTCATGCAAAGATGTTAGGTTATACACCATCATCTGTTTCAGCTCCAGTCGCAACAATAGATGTTACTTTAAATAATACTGCACTTTCAAGTGCGACAATAAGTGCTGGTACAAAATTTTCCACAACTGTAAATAATACAACATATAATTTCGTAACTGTATCTGATATAACTGCTCTTACAAGTAGTGGAGTATTAAGATTTGATGATTTAAAAATTTATGAAGGTACTTATGTAAATACAAAATATATCGTTGATACATCTAATGTTGACCAAAGATTTGTTATAACAAGTAATTTAGCAGATACAGATACTCTTACAGTTAAAGTTCAAACTTCTGCAACAGATACAACTACATCTACATATACTCAAGCAACAGATATTACATCAGTAAGTGATACTGCAACTAATTATTTTCTAAAAGAAGTAGAAGATGGAAAATTTGAAGTTTACTTTGGAGATGGGGTAATCGGTAAAGCACCATCAAGTGGGAATGTCGTTATACTTTCATATGTCGTAACTAATACAAGTGAAGCGAATGGTGCTTCATCATTTAGTAACACTGGTGCTATTAGTGGAGTAACCGATATAACGGTTACAACTGTATCAAATGCGAGTGGTGGTGGAGATGCAGAAACTCTTAAATCAATAAAATATAATGCACCACTTGATTATTCTTCACAGGGTCGTGCTGTAACAGCAGAAGATTATAAACTTCATGTAAAGACTTTATTTCCTAATGCACAAGCAATTCAAGTTTGGGGTGGTGAAGAAGGAAGTGATACAGATTCATCTGCCGTATATGGTAAAGTTTATGTTGCAATCAAACAAAAAAGTGGAGATGATTTAACTACTACACAAAAGACTAATATAGAAAATGGATTAAAAACTTATAAAGTTGCATCTGTAACTCCAGTAGTTGTTGACCCGATTATAACATATGTTTTTCTTACAACCAATTTTAAATACGATTCTACTGCAACAACAAAATCATTGGATACATTAAAATCAGATGTAACTACTACACTTACGAATTATAATACCAATACATTAACTCAATTTAATGGTGTGTTTAGACATTCAGAAGTTACAGGAAATATAGATGATACACATTCATCTGTTTTGTCAAACATAACAACAGTTAAAATTGCACAAAAATTTACACCGACATTATCTACTGCAACGAATTATACAGTTTATTTTAATAACGCATTATACAATCCACATTCCGAACACAATAAAACTGCTGGTGGTATTTTAAGTTCTACTGGATTTAAAATTTCTGGAGATACAACAAATGAATATTTCTTTGATGATGATGGCGATGGGAATGTAAGAAGATATTATTTTGTAGGAACAACTAGAACTTATAGTGATAATGAAGCGGGAACAATAAATTATACTACTGGTAAGGTTATCATAAATTCTATTAATATTACGACTGTAAGTAATGTTGACGGCGCAACAAGTACAAAAATAAGATTAGTTGTTGTTCCAAATTCATATGATATTGTTTCGGTAAGGAATAACTTACTTGAAATAGATTTTACAAATTCAAGTGTTAATGGTGAGATTGATAGTATTGCATCTGGTAGTTCTGCTGCTGGAAGCACATATACAACCACATCATCATATAGTTAATAAGTGAAATGGGAAAAAATGAATCCACACTAAAAACAAAAATTTCTCCGCTTATAGAAGGACAGTCTCCTGAATTTGTCCAAGCGGACCATGCTACATTCATAAAATTTGTAAAAGATTATTATAAATTTTTAGAATCTGGTGAACTAACTTTAACTGGAACTATCACTAATATTATTCAAGAAACAGATACGACTGGTTATATCTTAGCTGAAACTGGTGATAGAATGGTAGATGAATCTTCTACTATTGTTTTTTCATCAGGAGAAACAATCACAGGTGGAACATCTGGTGCAACTGCAACTGTTTTGGTAAGTGATGTAAGTGCAGGCACAAAAAGATTATTCATTTCTGCCCAACAAAAATTTAAAACTGGTGAAACAATCACAGGTGGAACTACCAGTTCAACTGCAACAGTTGCCAGTTATCGTGGAAATCCAGTACAAAACATTCAACAACTTTTAGAATACGCAGATTCAGATAATACAATATACGATTTTCTTGATAACATGAGAGATTCTTTCATGAAATCTATCCCTTATAATCTTGCTGATGATGTCGATAAAAGAAAATTAATCCAAAACATAAAACAATTATATAAAGCGAAAGGTACAACAAGAGGACATCAACTCTTAATGCGTTTATTATTTGACGAAGATTCAGAAGTAAATTATCCTAATGAAAAAATGTTAAGAGTTTCTGATAGTGGTTGGTTAGTAAAAGATGTTATGCGTGTTTCTATTACCAGTAGTGTTGACGGATATGAATTTGGGGGACAAAAAATAACTGGTGTTGAATCTGAAGCAACATCAATTGTAGAAACCACACAAACTCTTGTTGAAGGTGGTGTTACATTTACGGAATTAGATTTAGATAATGACCAAACTGTCGGAACATTTATAATCGGTGAACAAATTATAGCGGTATCAAATTCAACTGATTTAACAATTCGAGCAACGGTAAAATCAATTATAACTGGTGGTACGGTTTCAGATAGAGGAAGTTATCATACAGATGGACAAACCGTTCATATACCAACAGGAAGTTCTGCTGGGAATGGTGAAGCAACTGCCACTATTGATGCAATATCTTTAGGAGAAGTTGATGGGTTTATAGTTGATGATGCTGGAACTGGATATGTAGTCGGGGACGCACTTGTTTTTAATAATACAGGAGCAGGTGGTTCGAATGTTGCTGCTCAGGTTGGAGTAGTTGGTGGTGGATTTGCACCAGAAGATGGCACGGTGGCACAATTAAAAATGAAAGCAACTGACCATATTGTTCTTGAACCTTATACAACAGTTACAGATTCTACAGGTGGTGATAAGATTGTTATTGAAACAGGAACATTTGCAAATTTAAGTGTATCATCTCAATCTGGTGAGATTACAGATATTCTTATTACTAATCCAGGCAACAGTTATTCATTACTTCCAAAAGTTTCATCTATTACTTCATCTGGCGGTACAAGTGGTAAAGTAAGACCTTTCTCGAATACTATCGGACAAGCACAAGATATAAAAATAACAAATTATGGATTAGAATATGGTTCTGATTTTCAATTGGTTGCAGAAAGTGGAACTGGAACTTATGATATCGTAACAGAAGACGATAATTATATTAAAATTGCTAATAATATTCCTGCACCAGAAATGTTGTTTTATAGGAATGCAATCTTAAAAGATGTTTCTGGAACATGGACTGCTGATTCAGCACTTACTTCTCATAACGGAACAGTCGTTTCATATGATAGTGATAGACAATTACTTACAGCTAAGATAACTTCTTTAATGAATGTTGTTAATGAAGATAGCAGTGGAGATAATATTTTATTTGAAGATGAAGATACAATGATTTACGAAGATGAAGTTCAATGGGGAGATGGTGCTTCAGTAACAATGTCAGGTGTAACAAGTACGATAGCACATGCTTCATACGCAACTGGTACTGCAACGGTTGGTGGTATCGCAACTTCTGTTGGAGTTTCTTATAATGATAAAGGTAAAGTAAGTGAAGATTCAGCTAGGATTCAAGATAGTTATTATTATCAAGATTATTCTTATGAAATTTCAGTTGGACAATCTCTTAGTGAATATAGAGATGCACTTAAAAAATCAACACACCCAGCTGGGTGGCAAGAATTTGGTAAAGTATCTTTAGCAACTTTGGTTTCTGCAAGAATTAAAACACCTGCTGGTACTGATGTAAGTGGATTCGAAGGAGATGATACATTTACTCCAGAACTCGCATCAACATTTGAAACTATTTTCAAAACAGTATTTGGTAGAAGACTTGGAACAAGTACAGATGGTAGTACAGCAAATTCAAGTCCAGCAGTTGGTGTTGATTCTGCATTAACAGCAGGACAAAGAGATGTAACTTTAACATCTGCTCATACTATTAAATTACCATTAATACGAACAACAACAAAAGCAAGTTTCGGATATGGAAAACCAACTTTATCAGAAATACCATTATCATTATTTACACATCCACCATCAATGTTTACGATAAAATTAGAAGATGATGAAGCATTGTTAAATGAAGATGGAGATGAAGTAATATTTGAAAACGGAACATCAATAGGATTGAATTGGGCAGGTAAACAAATAATGGCAGTATCAGATAATACTGATGGGCATAGTAGGTTTATGCCATTTCAAGTATTTGGTTCTGTTACTATTAAATCTATATCAACACAATGCGAATTTCTTTTAGAAGATTCATATGGTGATGATATAAATTTCATAGAATTAGAAACAGGAACAGGAACATCGCCACCTTATTTACAACTAGAAGATAATACGGCAGGTACACCAAAAATACCAAGAGCTGCATTTTATACGGAGTATGTTAATGCGAAAGTACCTGGTCATGTTACAGGTGGTAAATTTTTAAATGAGAGATATTCAAATACTAATTATACATTTGATTCTGGGGCATTAAAATATGATGATAACTCGGCATAGCATTATAAATATAAGGAAAAGGAATTACTAATGGCAACAAGAAATACACCCACAACATTTACACTAGAAGAATGGAGAGTTGAGTTTAATGAACTTGCAACTGATGTAGGTAATGTTAGCGCTTCTTCACAAGGTGACCAACTTACAACTTCAGCAACCGATATAGTCGGTGCAATCAACGAATTAGAAACAAATTTTAATGCATTATCTTCCAGTACCAGTTGGACTTTAGCTGGTGATAGTGGTTCAAGTCAAAGTATTACAAATGGTAACACTGCTACTTTTACTGGCGGAACTGGTATTGATACAGCTGCAAGTGCAACTGATACAATTACAGTTGCGATTGATTCAACGGTAGCAACTCTAGCTGGTTCACAAACTTTAACTAATAAAACTTTAACAACTCCAATCATTACAGAAATAGATTCTGGTTCAACAATTACTTTAGATGCAACAACAGATATCGTGTTAGATGCTGATGGTGGTGATGTTTTCTTTAAAGATGATGGAACTACTTTTGGTTCTGCAACAAATTCGAGTGGCGAATTAATACTTAAATCTGGAACTACAACTAACTTGACAATGAGTGGTGCGAATATAACTTCAGCAGGTGTTGTAACTGCAAGTGGATTTACTATTGGTAGTGCTGCGATATTAGAAGCAGAATTAGAAACTATTGATGGCGTTACTGCAGGAACAGTTGCCGCTTCAAAAGCGATAGTTGTAGATTCAAATAAAGATATAGGAACATTTAGAAACTTAACAATTGATGGAGTATTTACTGATGGTAATTATACATTTGATACATCTGGAAATGTTTCAGGTTTAGGAACAATTGGTTCTGATGCGATTACTTCAACTGGTGTTGTAACTGGAACAGGATTTACTATTGGTAGTGCTGCCATTGATGAAACAGAACTAGAAATATTAGATGGCGCAACAGTAACAACTGCAGAATTAAATATAATAGATGGCGATACTACTGCGACTTCTACAACATTAGTAGATGCAGATAGATTTGTTGTTAATGATAATGGAACTATGGTTCAAGTAGCAGCTTCAGATTTAAAAA